GTAATTGTTCTGTACGTTAGACCTTGTGTTTCTGTGTTTCTTTACATCTACTGTGTAAGGACTTTCTATATCTTTTAAATAGTTTACTAATTGCATCTTGTCTTTGTTATCGTGTATTACAAATTTCATTAACTGGTAAATTTTTCTTTTGTTTCTTTCCACATTTTATCTTGTCTTTTACTTAATGATGGTTCTGTTCTTCGTAATTGAGGAAAGCCGTTAAACTCTTTAGCTATCTCTTGCATATACTCGCCACACTTAGGACATTCTGTACCAAGATTGACAACTTTTCCATTCTGAACTTTCATAACGACTTTACTAAATTCTTTTTTTATTTCACATTTATTACATTGATATATTAACATAGTTTTAGTTTTAAAAATAAAGGAGAGTATAAAAACATTTAATTATTATTATGGCAGTATGCCTACCCTCCTTTATATATGACTTATTCTTACATTCTTTTTCTTCTGTTGTTCTAACTCCTCTAATTCAAACTCTAAATGGTGTATAGCTTTCTTTATACATTCCTCAGGAGAATTATGCTTAAAGTTTGCTCTTAGTAAATACGTTACTGCATTACCTACATTCCAGTTTAGTTCCCAATCTGATATTACTTTTCTTGCTTCGTATTTATAATTCTTTCCTATATAATAATCAGGTATCTTATTTTTCATATTTTATGTTTTATATTTTTCTACTATTTGTCTTATTCCGTGATAGCAACTATTTAAACAAGAACCACAATTACTTGTAGTTTTATAGTTGGCATTATATATAGTATTATATAATTCTATCATTTTCTTTTTTACTGTTACGTTCTTTGCTACTCCTGTCTTTACATCTTCCCAAATCAATAAACATTCATCTATTAGTTCTTGTGGTATGTCATCAGGTCTTTCTACTTCTGTTGTCTTACCCCAATACTTCTGAGGACACTCCATTACGGAAATTCTTGACTTGATTTTCATAAAACATTTACATACGGAGCAATTTCCTAATAACTTTTTATAATACACACAACCTCTACATATTTCCATACGTTCTTGATACACCTCATCTTTGACAAAGAAATTACTCATAATATCCTTAGTTGTGCAGTATGTTCTTGTAACCGTTTCATAGCTGATTCAAAGTATTCTTTATCTATCTCACAGGCTGTTAAATCATATTTAAGATTATGACAAGCAATAGCAATACTTCCACTTCCTAAATGCGTATCTAATATCTTATCTCCTTCTTTTGCATAACTCATTAAAATTTTTTCGTAAAGTTTAATCGGCTTTTGTGTTGGGTGTATTCTACAGTCTGGGTCTGCACCTATAAAGCCATCATATCTACAGCTTATTTTCCTTAAAACATTAGAACAAGAAGCCCAAGCAAGTTCTCCATCAGCAAAAGAGACATCTTTCCCTCTCTCTTTATCCCAGAATAACCAACCAGAAGTTAATGGTAGATTAAAATAGTTTCCACCCCATATTATTTGATTTTTAGACACTCTAAATAGTTCTGAGAAATAATTATCATTTGGGATTTTATTATCCCATTCTTTTCTACCCCATTTCTTACCTTTACCCATATCCATCTTAGAAGCCCCAATCCCATAAGGTGGGTCTACTATTGCTAAGTCAAAATGATTATCCTCATATCTTGACATCAACTCCATATTATCTTCATTAGTAATATTAATCATCTAACAATTCTTTAAGTTGTTCTCTTACTTTGTCTATAGTCGTGAACAGACTGTTTCTACTTATGCCTGTCTTTTTCGCAAGTCCTGTTAAAGTGTTACCCTCGTAATAATATAACTTAAAAACTGAAGCATCATACCAATAAATTTCTTCAAGAGCTTGATCTATAAGTTCGAGCTTTTGCCATTGTTTATATTCTTCAGGATTAGGTATGTTGTATAAATTTTTTTCGTTAGATGTTTCTCCACTCTCTGTAATGTCGTAGGTTAATGTACTAGCCTGTGCATCTAATCTAGTGTAGTATTTCTTATACTTATAATAATAAGGACTTCTAGGACTTGTAAAACTTCTTCTCAATACTACTGCACCATATCTTATTAATCCTTTCTGTCCATCTTTCTCGTATATGTCTTTAAGAACTGTAGGATTCATTTGTAAAAAATACATTAAACACTCTTGTACTGCTTCTTCTATTTCGTTTATATCGTGAGTAAAAGCAAAGGACATCTCTACAAATGTCTTTCTACAATCTGCTACTGCTTGATATATTTTATTCATTATTGTATTCTATTTCTCGCAAATCATTTACCAAAACTTCTAAAGCATTATCTAACAGAACTTTGTAAGACCTTACTATTTCTAAATTGCCTTTAGTTTGTATTCCTGCAAAATATCCATTAATCATTACAGAAGTATTAATAGGTATTATCATTAACCAATCATTCCAGTTACCACCATCTACCTCCTCTCCGTAACTGTTGTGATATTCTAAAACACATTCTAAAACTTCCTTAAAGTTTTCAAACTTTGCTTTAGTAGAAATATCTTTTGCAAATGTTAGCATTAAGTTTAAATAATCATTAACAACTATTTGATGTGTGGTATTTGCAAATATAGGTTTAGTCATATTCAAATATAGAAAATTATTTATTCTATACTCTTTTCCTTTTTTATTTTATTAACAATGTCTTTGTAATAACTTATCTTCTCCACATAATCTATTCGCATCATTTTTACATTTACCTTAGACATAAACTCTAGTTCTTCAGCAGTTCCTAATCCGTACTTAGCATCTAAATACATTCCGAACTTATACTGCTCTCCTTGTCCAAACATATTACACTTTACGCATTGTACTTGACAATTCTTTTCATCCCATCTTGTATTGTGATGTCTACGAGATTGAAAGTGTCCGTTCTGTAGTTTCTTGTAATGATCTATCTTACCACAAGTAAAGCATTGTGCTACACCCATATCTGTAGCATCTCTTAGTCTAATGTATTTAGAGAACCAACTATCTAACTCTTTCTTTAATTTACTTACTGGTTTTTTTACCCCCATATTAATTTCTGTTCATACTGTGGCTTAGGTTTAAAGTATAAGTATTTAGCTACTGTTGTTTTTCTACCAAATCTAGTAGTAAATTCTAAATCTGTTGTATGTATAGTATAACCCTGTTTCTTTAACTTATATATTATATCAGCTAGTCGTGTAGCACCATATAATTTAATAGCTTGTAAACTTGTTATATGTCCATAGTTTTTTAAATGCCATTTTATTGCATCTATAGAACTACTTATTTCATTTTCAGTTATAGTTATTGTTTTCATTTTGTTTTTAAATTAAATTTTTTATTATTTCCTGCATAACATTTACAGTTATAGAATTACCACATTGTTTATATCTTTGTGTATCACTAACACCTTTAGTATGATTATCTGGAAATCCTTGTAATCTTTCACATTCTATCGGAGTTAATCTTCTGATTTTATTATTTTTTTCTATTGCTTGAGCATTTCCTGTGTCTAAACAATAAGTTGTACCATCTGATTTGCTTAAATGACCTGTGCCACCTTTATTAGTCTTACTACTTCTAGGGTATAATGAATGACTTACAATATAATTATCAGTATCAGCCCTACCCATTTTATGAACTCTTGCATTTATACATTTAGCAATATCAGTATTAAAAGTCATTTTTCCTGAATTCCAATCTCCATTTGATGGAGTAATAATATTTTTAATCATTTTTTCACTTAAATAATATTTATCATTTACATTATTTTCTAATAAATCTTTCAATTTTAATTTTAATGGTATTTTTTTTGGAAATCTAAAATTATTATCAGCATCATCTCTTATGCCTACAATAAAAATTCTCTCTCTGTTTTGTGGAATACCAAAATCTTTTGTGTTTAATACTTTGTAATATATATGATAACCTAAATTATCAAAAGGCATTAAAGACATTTGAGTATTTGTAGTTAATGCAAGACAATCAATTATTGTCTGAAAAGTTTTACCACAATCATGTGAAAGTAATCCTTTTACATTTTCAGCAATAAAATATCTTGGTTTATGTTCTTTTAAATATCTTAAAGAATCATAAAATAATGTACCTCTTGTATCTTCAAAACCACCTCTTTTTCCTGCCATTGAAAATGCTTGACAAGGAAAACCAAAAACTAAAAGATCAACATAAGATAAATCTTTCATATCTAAAGCAGTTATATCTTCATACATTTTTTTACAGTTAAAATTTTTTAAATATGTTTGCCGAGCATATTTATCAATATCACAAGCAAACTCTATTTCGTGTGTAATACCAAGATTTAATAATGCTTGTTCTGGACTACCTATACCACTAAAAAAAGTTCCTACTTTCATTTTAAAAGTTTTTTAGGTTCTTGATAAAAAGGTACTTCTTGTGGATTTTTGTTTAAAGTATGTACTTGATAGTAAGCATCATTAACAGTTTT